ACAACTCTAAAGTCTTTAGTTGCTACTATTCTTTTCTTATAAGCTTTAATCTTTTTATTAATTGTGATTGGATAAAAATGGCTCATAACATTTCTGTCTTGATCGTATTCAACTTTAACACCAGCATCATACAAAACTTTTTTAGATATGTTTCTAATAGGTTCTATAGGAAGCAATGCAATTTCTTCTAAGCTTAGTTGTGTTTGTACAACATTAAACTCTACAGATGTCTCATGGCTTCCGGCTTGTGTACTTGCTTTGCAACTGAAACAATAAGTACTTCCATCAGAATAAACTGCATTAGCATCAGAACTCGAACACTTGCTGCACTCCGAATGTTTTATGAACGTGTTTTTTGTCATTGTTATTTACCTCTCTTTTATATCTATTATTAATCCATTTACTAAATCTACTTAAATCTTTTCCGCTTGCATTACTCATCATATGGTTTGCTAACATACAAACAAATTCAACATTACCCTTAACATATCCTAACCTAGGATTAATTCTATCAAGGGTTGGGCTTAGTTTGCCTACTACTCTATCATTAACAACCATCTTATAGTTTAATATTGGACACATAAAATCTTTTGGAAATATAGATTTTAAATATGCTGTGTCAAGATTATAAGGTAGATTCTTTTTAGTGCTTCTTTTTTTAGCATTTGAGTTAGCCATTGAAGAAATACAATCTATAGTTGTTCTATACATTTTTAATATATCCTTTCCAAAAGTTAATAGTCCACTTATCATCTATATGTTTTAATAAATATAGCATCTTACCCATTACTTCTAATCTATTTCTATGATCTTTTTTATAATGAGTTTTATAAGCATCAATAATACTTTCAAATTGTTCTTTAATAGTTTTATCTGCTAATATTTTACCTGCTTTAACTTTACCTATACCTTCAATTCCAGGAATATTATCAACATTATCACCTGTTAATAATTGCTCATGAAAGAATTCAATAGATTCTTTTTTTGATACAGCAATTAAATTATTGTGCATTAAATTATAAAACAATCCACCTATATTTTTTAAATCTTTGTCAATTGTAATCAACATATATAGTTGGTTTATTTTTATATACTTACTTGCTTCAATAGAAATTGTATCATCAGCTTCTAAGCCATCATGCATTACAGGATTATATGTTTTAATTACATACTCTTTTAAGTCTCTAAACTGAGGTGGCTTTTCTTTTCTTTGTCCCTTATAAACTGTATAAGGTTGTTCTATTTCTCTTCTAAAGTTACCTTTACCTGATACATGCAATGTGTATTCTTGACATGCTGTATCTATTTTAACTTGTTTCATTATACTATCAAAAGTATCGTTTGGTTTAGTGTTATCTTTTTCAGATTTATGTATAGCTCTGTAAATTAATACATCGCCATCAATCAATCCTATCATTTTATTTATATTCATTTTTATATCTTTCATAATTTTGTTGGGCTAACGTTTTATTATTAGCCCAGTTGTTTATTTAGTGACAATCATTCCAGTTATTTCCGGATTTAGCGTCACCACCCATCTGAATATTAAGTTCTAATTTCTTAGTAATATAATCTCCAAATGAGTATTGTAGTATTGCTTTAACTCGTTCAACGTTTTCAGGTTTAGTCTGTACTTGAACTTCATCATGTACTAAAGCTAACATATCAACTTCAATATTTTCTTCATCAAACATTTTAAAAGCATTAACAACAGCAGTCTTAACTGTAATTGCTTCAAACGATTGCAGAAGATAATTTAAAAGTTTAAATGAAGATTCAGCATACACTTTACGTCCATCTAAAGCAGGTATAAATCCAAAACCTGTTTTGTTTTGTGTTGTGTAAAAGAAATTATTTAACTTAGCAATAAGTTCTTTAAGACCTGGCAAGGCTTCATAAAGTTTTGCTTTAACTTCTTTACCCTTATCAAGATCTTCAATACCTGTAACCATCTTACCAAGTTTACGTACACCCGCACCAAATACAGAAGCATACAAAACCCCTTTTGCTAAAGGTCTTGGTATTCCCATTGTATCGGCATTGTGTTGATGTATATCACCTTTTAAAATGTGATCATTAACTTGTTTGTTATTTAAATAGTGTGCTAACGCTCTTATCTGGTTACCAGAACTATCACAACCAATCATTACTTTTCCTTCATCAGCTACAAATAATTCTCTCATTTCAGATCCAAAAAATGACTTGGCTCCAGGCACGTTAACAATTTTAGAATGTCGTTGTCTAAAAGTAGGTGTACCTATATTAAAAGGTTCAACATAAACTCTATTATTATTTAACTCAGCTAATTCAATCCAACCCTTAAGTACAGAATGTCTTGATCTTAAACTATAATAATAAATTATCTTTTTACCTAAGTCACTAACAACTTTAGTTAATGAATCATCTGTAATTTTTGGTTCACCTTTAGGCGTAAATTGAGTTGGTTCCCAACCGTTATCTAAAAGCATTCCTCTAACTTGATCCATGTTACCAAGATCAGCTTCAACCATATTAAATCTTTGAAACAATTTATTAGGTTTCCACTTATCAGTATCAGTTTGTTTAATCTCAGTACCTGTAAATTCAGATAGCATTCTGGCACTTACTGCAGAAAGTCTACCATCTTGCAGGTACTTAGCTTTCTTAGGTTCCTTATCAATTAAAACTTTTCTAGGCTTTAATGTAGGATTAATTTCATCTTCAATAATTTTCATTTCTGAAGTTAAATATTCATAATGTTTCTTAGCTAATACAGTATTAAACTTCCATTTGTTTTTAACTTGATTAGCACATAAAGTAGCAATTGCATGTTCAGTTTGTAAAGCTTGTTTATAATTAGGTCTATTCTTAATTAAATCAACTGCTTCTCTTGTAACATAATTATAAACTTTATGGTTTAAATTTACATCTTGTATTGCATAAGTTTTCATGTCTTCAGTGTACTCATGAAAAGAACTAAACTCAAGCTTTGCATCTCCAAGTATTTTACCGAAGTTTTTAAGTGAGTGTTTGCCTTCTCTTCTAAAGTTATTCATTTGGCTTAACAACATTGTATCAATCATTTTGATACTCTTTGGTGGCTGCCAATTTAAAAGTTTATGTAAAACCACATTGTCATAATTTATGATATTATGCCCTATTAAAATTTCACATTTATTTAAAAATGGTAATAATTCATTTAAAGGTTTTGAATCTTTATCATGATCTGAGAATGTAGTAATTTCATTTGTCTCTATATTTTTACAGACAGCAATCCATATGTTACTTACTTCAGGTATTAAACCATTTGTTTCTAAATCATAAATTATTTTCATTTTTATCCTTATTTATTGAACAACTGTATGATCACCAAGTAAGTATAAATAATTACAAGGATAATATTTTTTAAATTGTTCTGTTATATTTGCTTCTTCATAAACTAGTTCTAAGTCATCTTTGTGCATATCTTTTAAGTCTAAGATCATGTTAACTTTAACAACTATTTCAATTTTGTTTGTATCAGTGTTTACAATACCAATCTCTTTTTGTTCAATAGGTATATAAAAACTTTTAACTATAGACTTTTTTGTTTTATCTACAATTAATTTAATCTCTGCTGGATCCATATTAAAAGTATTATCAGTATCGATCTCTTCAAATTTTCTTATATTGGCTGTCATAATTCTCCTAATATTAAAATGACGACGTATATTTCAACGTCGCCATTGTTTATTATTATTAGATAACTGCAGTATCAGTATCAATAGCAGCAAACTCTAATTGATCGCCACCAATGTATTCTTTAAGCTCAGTAACTTGCATAGCTAAAAGCTGTACAGAAATACCTTGCTTACCTAAGTAATCATAAGGCTTCAATCTTACTTGAACATTACCTTTAGATCCATTACCAATACTTGCTGTATTAGTTATAGGTTGTAATTGTTTATCAACTACAGCTGGTGGTTTAGTTGTACTTTTTCCATCAGCATCAGCATAAATCTTCTTTTTAAGAGTTACTGAATATACAACGCTACCATTTTCTTCAGATGGTTTAACATTGATTGATGCTTTTTTCCATGCTTCAGCTTGAACTTTATCTCCAGTTTTTACTGTGCACGAAAATTGTGGTGTCTTCTTATCAAATCCCATATCAGGATTAGCTGAATCAAATTTAACCCAACTTATTTCTACGTTTTGTAACAACATTGTTGTCTCCTTTGTTAAGTGTTTAGTATTTCTTTAAGTAAACCTGTAAAGTTTTTCAACTCAGGTTTAACAAACGTCTTGCTCTTCATCATATCCGGCAATGAAAAGTTATTAGGTCTTGTCTCGTTAACTCCAGGATGCTTAGTCATATTCGAATTGAATACGTCATTCCAGGCTTCTGGCGTTTTGCATTTAAAAGCATCAAGGGTTCCTAATGTAACCACGAGAATGTCTATTAGCCCATCTAATACTTCTACATCATCTTTGTTGAAGAAAGCATCAAAGGTTTCATCTAATTCTTCTTTAATAAAGTCTAATCTAAATTTTAAATATTGTTTTAAAAGTTTTTTATTATCTTTATTATTATTAATAAAATCCGTAACTTGGAATTTACTGTGCATTTTCTCTATATCGTTTATCATATTATTCCTTCAATAAGTATTTGATATTATTGTTATATTTGTAGTTTACAATGTCAATATGATTAGGCCAAAAAGTGTATAAGCTATCTTGCTTAGTAAACTTGTATCTTGGTAAATCATATAATTGTGTGTTTAATTGTTTATTAGCATTATCAAAATGTTCTTCATAAATATGAGCATCACCAATAATCATTTTAATATTTTGTGGTTTTAAATTACTTAAACTTGCAAAACATAAAAGCATTGTTGAAGCTAATATCATATCAGAAGGTATGCCAACCATCCAATCACCTGATCGTTGATTCCATAGTAAATTTAAATTAGTACCATCACTCCAGAATTGATAACTGTAATGACAACAAGGCAAATCAACTTTATCAGCACTTGTTGGATCCCAACCTGTAATTAATAATCTTCTACTTGTTGGATTAGTTTTTAATTCATTTAATACATTTTGGTATTGGTTAACGCCATTCCACTCAATCCATTTGTTACCATAATCAATATTAATATCGCCATCAATATCTCCCCAAGTATCCCAATAGTTACAATCAAAAAATTTGAACGTATTGATATGTTTAGGCTTTCTAACAAATGCAGCGTATTCACCTAATGCGCCTTTATAAAAAATTCTTCTTGAAGTTAATAATGGAAAGTATTCCGATATATTAAAATCTAATGTTTGGAAAGGAAGGCGTTTTGTTACGCCGTTCCTTCCCTCTTGTTCAATACCAGAATGTAGAATGTTCTTTGCTACTGCTAAGTAATCTAATTCTACATTATTCATAATATTAATCCCTGTGTTTTAAGTTTTTTTCAGAATAAACGTGCAATACACCTCTATCATCTTCAACAACAACTCTTATTGCTCCAGATAATTTAGGGAATATTGATACAATACGTCCATCAAATTTATAATCGCCACCTACTTTTGAAACATGATCTCCACGATCAAAAGGTTTAGTAATCGTTCTTGGTTCTTCAGTCTTAATTGTTTCAGTACTCATCTTTTCTCCTTTGTTATTTTTTAAGTAAGCAGCAAACATACAAGCGTAAACTGCCATGTCTATTAACGTATCGTCTAAGGCTTCAAAGTTTGTTTTTTGATTGCCATCAACAATATTTCTCATTCTCAAATATTTAGTATGTAACATATGAGAGTATGATTTTTCTTTATAAGGAAAGTAATCAGCTTCAGTCCAAGTACTTCCTTGATAATCTTCAGACTTCTTTCTTTTAAGTTCAGCAGCCTGAATTAATAATTGTTCTGCAGTAACCATTATGGCCTTCCTTGTCTATTATATTTTTTACTATGTTGTAACTTAGTCTTTTTGTTTGGGCTTTTAGAATGAACTCCAGGTCTTTTCTTAACCTTAGAATGTTCAAAAGCTGTATTTGTTTTCTTAGCCATATTATTTATCTTTCATATCAGATTTACATTTTTTATCTTTACAAGGTCCGCAATCAATACATTTACAATTACATGACCATTCGTCAAGCTTTGTAGGCTCTCCACAATCGTCGCAAGTATTATTAGATTTACTCATAATCATTCCTCCATTTTTGTTGTAGCTGCATATGCTTAAAAGTTAATGATTCAAAATCGTCATAATCTCTATAAGTAATTGAGCAGGTTTTCTTAGTTTTTGTGTTATTTTTAATTTCATAATAATTAGCGTTACCATAAAACTCATAAGTAATCCAAGTTCGATGCATATGCTTAACATCAATTAGTTCAATTAAGGTTTTATTTGGTATACAAACGCTTACTAATTTTTTGTTTATGTTAGTAATTATTTTGTCCATATCAAATATGGGTTTTAAAGGTGGGAGTTCTATTTGTTTGAATTTTGTTTTTGTCATATATATCCTCGGTTAGTTCTGGCTTCTAATAGACAATACGAGGAGGAGAGAAAATCTATTAAAAGCCAAAAAGTTAACTGTTCTACTGTAAGGGGATACGTTAGGAATATTGTTGATTTATATAGCCTTATGGTTATCGTATAGTATCATGTGTACCATATAGTACCATGTGTTACCATTTGTTACCATTTA